CGTGTTCAAACCGGCCTTGCAATGCCCACACGATTCTATCCGTTTTCTTGCGATTTCCGTGAGTTAAATCAACGATGTGCGAAAACACGTTGTTTTTCCTCATGAGATCGCTCAAATACGGCAAAACAGCGTTCTTTAGCGCCCCCCGCTCGATTCCGACACTAAGCGGCCGGTAATCCCGCATCTTGATCAGAATCTTGGTAGCCGTTTCCCGGATATCCCACCTGCCGTGGTCGATCTCCTGGACGAACCATTTGCCCTCATCCGTGACCTTGACCACAGCAATGGCCGACTCATCTAGCCGTTTTTTGGAGTTTGCGGCCTGTTTGGCCACTTCCTCGAAGCCAGCCAGATCCACAGCCACAAAATAAGAGCCATAAGGCGGTTCTTCGCCATATTTGATCCACTCTTCCTTGAAGACATCAGAACCAGCATTGGAGAAGCTGGCCATGTATTCCTGCTTGAAAGCGAAGCTGGACAGCGTTTTCTTGGCAGACTCGATCTCGTCTGGATCTATCAGCGGGTTGTCTTTGGTCGTAAAGTGCCAGGACTTCCAATCCTTGTCATCTCCATCCTGGCCCAGCTTCCACAGGTCGTGAAACCAGTTCCTGCCCTTGGGAGTGCCAATAAAGATAGCCTTGCCCTTCTTGTCGGACAGAGAGGCGCGGATAACCTGCTCCCAGGCTTGGGGCTTGATGTCTGCAACCTCGTCCAGCACAGCGAACGTCAGCGACACGCCTCGCAGTGTGTCAGGACGGTCAGAGCCACGGACGTAGATCCTGGCCCCGTTTATCAGGGTAATGTCCAAGTTGTTGACGTTGGAGGTCTGGATCACCTCCCTGCCAAGCTCCAGCAGCAAGTCCCAGACAATCTGGCGCGACTGTCCCATAGTGGGACTAACGTACAGCACCGCTGAACCCTGGGGACACCGTAGCCCCTCGATGATCAGCATGGTAGCGGCCAGCCTGGACTTCCCACACCTACGGCCAGCAGCAATCACCTTAAAGCGGGTAGGGTCTGCGTAGACCTCTTGCTGCCAGGGCAGTAGTGAGAAGTTCAGGTCACTCATTGTTTCTGGTATACGGCAGGATGTCTGAAGTCTCGATAGTGATGCGGTCTTTGTGTAACCAATGGAAATGAGACATGACTGAGCTAATAAACTCTGGGATATTTTTGTCCTCAACCAGCGTCCTGGTCTTATCCAAGCATTCAGGGCGATCTATTGTCACCAACCAGTAGTTCACTTCTTTACTCATACTTTGGCTCCACGTCCTCAGCCTCGATGGTCTCGCCAACCTGGACACCGATGCCAGAAATGGTGATGTTGACAGCACTACGCTGGGCGCTTGTCTTCTCAAACAGGCTTACCGGCAAAGCCCTTTCCATGCACATCTTAAGTGCAACCATCTGTTGGGGGTGGTCGTCGTTCATGGCGATGTCAATGACCTTCTTGACAACAGCCTCGCCCTTGGACTCCACCAACATCTTCTTTAGCTCTTTGAGCCGCTGGTACTCAGTCTTGGGTAAAACAGCAGGTGTTCTGTAAGCCATAAGCCATTGTATAGGAAACTAGCGTTTACGAGAATAGGGTAAACCATGATATAGTGAGTTCACGGGGGCATGACCCACCCCTCTATGCGGTTGAGCCGACCAAGTAGGATAAACGTGACGAACTGGGTGAGTTTCTAGTAGCCCCCTGCCAATGTCGTGAGACACCGCAGGTCAGGTGAACGGGGCAACGTAACTCAGGTGCCATCAGGCATAGTCTAGATAAACGAGAGGCTCCCTCTTCAAGAGGACTACCCATCTACGGGTCTCTACTCTTTCTCCTCTCTTTTTTTAGCAGGCGTGGTTGCTCGTCGGCAAAGGTCAAATTGACTTTTTCGGAGGGAGTGGGGCACCACAAAATTTCTACACCCCACCCAGACCCTCCCCCCCCTATCACAAATCAGCGCAAACCCGCACAGGGTAAACCCTAATAGGGTTAACGATAGTAGGGTTATCCCTGATACGCCAGATGCATTAGGTTATGCGGAAGATGCATTGTTTCACCTATGAATCAGCGAGGGTGGGGGAAGCGGATGTACCATTTTCCGGGTACTTGCTCTTCCTTTTCCTCTTGATTGTTTCACGTGGAACATTGAGGATTAAACTGGCCTTTAGCCCATGGATTGAGGCCCACAGTGCTAGACACTCATTGAAGCCGATTGTGGTATCACCGTCACCTGCTGCAAGTAGGATTTTCCTTTGTTCATCTGACAATTCGCGTCTGAATACGCGGACGTTTTGGGTGCATGGCCTTGGCATAAGTGTTGGCTAACCTGCTGTATAAAGGATCAGTGCTTTTCTAAGGGTTTGTCCTAGTGTACATTGTTTAGAACTCTCTACAATCCTCTTCATGCCGTAGCGTATTGCAAGCGGTCTTTTAAGGGGAATGAAGATGTTCAATCACAAGGATTTTGCAGCAAACCCGGGCAAGTACATGCTGTTTAAGACGGCTAAGGTCAACAGCCGGGTGTTTACCGAAAACGGCACGGACGATCTTGAGGCGGGCCAGTATGTGGCTATCAAGCACATGCGTAACGCTTGGAATGGCCTACGCCGCCGTGAAGAGCCAGTCTACAGCATCACGGCAAACGGCAAGGTTTGGGGCGTGATGTTCGCTAGTTCCCTGTCTAACTTTGTACTGTAAGGGCTGGCCATGACAACTAGCAATCCTTGCCCTGTCGCTGTTGAAAAACTGCGCGAGAAATTCGAGCACTACTTTACAGATTTGAAAGCCGAAGCAAAGCGAAACGGCTACCGCGTGTGCAAGTCTGAAGAATGGGTGCGTTTTGTGGACAAGGCCCGGGAAGAGGGTCAAATCTAACAGCCTACCCTGTAGCATCCATCCGGGTGCTATGGAGTGCGCTGTTGCACTAATGCCCTTCGGGGTCTATTTGGAACCATCATGCAAGCAATTCAAACACGCTACCTCGGCCCGACTGACACTCGCGGCGCACGAATCAAGGCCTGGGCTGAGTCAGGGTCTGTCACCATCTCTTATCCGCACGAACTATCCGGTCAGGCAGTCTATCGCGCAGCCGCTCAAGCACTTGCCGACAAGTATGGCTGGAAGTCACAATATCTCGGAGGTCAACTACCCAATGGTGATTACGTTTTCGTAGCTGACCACGAGTGGAGCAAGGAATAAAGGGGCACATCATGGCACATCGAATCATTCTCGGGATCGTCTACTTGCTGGCAATTGCCGTGCTGTTTGCTGATCTGCTCGTCTGGAGGGCTTGATTGTGCGAACCATTCAGCACACCCATTCCGCAGGGTCAGGCATCGAGCTTGACTGTGAGCTTGAGTATGATCCAGGCGAACCCGCAAACACTGACCCAGAGTCGCCAACCTGTGGCCCAGCATGGCCTCCAGTGGCTTACTTGATGTCAGCCAAAGTACACGGGCTGGATATCCTGCCAGTTCTAGACCCGACCATCATTGAACAGATTGAGGCCTCTGTATGCTGTACGCTGGATTAGCACTGCTACTGAGAATCATCCTCGGCAAGCGATAAGAATGGCCCTTCGGGGCCGTTTTTGTTGATAGGCTGTTTACAAGTTTGCCGTGTAGGGTATCTTTAGCTTTTCCTGCTGTTGACCCGGGAACAATTCCTCAGCCATCACCATGCGCCCGTTTACTTCATAGGAAACGCGCCCGTACTTGTTTTTCCGCACGCGATCAACCCTGCCGATAAATGGCTCGCCAGTGACAGGGTACACGGCTGTTATCTGCCCAGGCTTTAGGTATTGATGTTTCCAATTTGCTACATGGTTCATGGCAATTCTTCTTTGATGAGAACGTCAACCCCAGGCGCAGATGAGTAGACCTTGGTCACATGAAGGCTGACGATCTGGCCATCATCCACATAAACCACCCCATTTAGGCCGTCCAGGACACTTTTCGCTAGGTTATCGATATCCGGTTTCTTAGTTGGGCGCTCCAAGCCCCTTAAACAGGCCTCAGATCGCTTTTTAGGGTAGCTCTTAGGGATAGGTAGCCTAATGTACAGATAGACTGCTACAGGCGTTTCTAGGACTTCAGTTGGCCCCATTGCCTGTTTGGCGGTTTCCCGGACTATCGTTTCATAGTCGCTTGTTTTACGGGGTGTGTATGTCCGGACAAAGCCGCCGATCTTGGAAAACTTGGGCCTGCCCTTGGGTACTGGGTTTGCGTCAATCGGGAACTGAACCATGAAAGTCACTTTTTACGCTCCTCGTTCATCAGCCGCCGTAGTTCGGTTGCCGCGTCTAAGCCCCGTTTGCGTTCAATGGCCGAAATGATGACGCTCCACCAAATCCTGGCCTGCTCTGCCCCAACTTGTCTGGCCTTGCGTTTGTACCGCTCCACCCATTCCCTGGCTTCCGTGCGCCTCATGTGCATCAAGGTCTCCGGTGAGGAATAGGGCGAAATCCACAACACCGGCCGGGTAGGCAACACCCTCGCGGACTTTATCGAGGATTTTTTGGGCTTGCTCATGGGTCATGGTTTTACGTTCATCTCAATGAGTTTATCCAGGTAGTGCCGGGCCTTGCGTAAGTCTTCCACGCCTCCCTTGTCCTTGTACCGAACCAAATACTTGATGGCATTGCCGCGCAGGAATCCCGAAAACTCCTCCTCGGTCATCCAGGCCTGCATTGCCTCCCAAGGCTGGATCGCTTTGGCCGTATAGTGTGTGCCTCCGACCTGGGTTTGGTTTGCGCTCATACGCCCCGCCTGATCTGAGCCAGCCGCTCCCGGATGTGGTCAGGCATCGGGACTGTGTTGGCAATACGCTGTTGGTACTCTTGCTCCATTGTGAGGGGCTTTTTGATTTCTGGAATCTCAGCCCCATCCCAACGCTGCTGATTTAGGTAGACAAGTGGTGCTGGGATGAATGCACCGTTGTCTTTTCGCCACTGATCGGTTGTTTTCATCCACTCAACGTGCTTAATGATCTGATCTGCACACGTATCACAGTAGGTCTTCTTCCATTTTGCTAGGCAGGCTGCTTTGCCGCCTTTTCTGAATGACTTGGGCCATGCTGCCCAGAATCTGTCGAATCCACTCTCAAACATTGCGCCTCCTTGTCGTTGAAAATTTCGTACCTGCCACAACCAACACATCGCCACGCGGTTCGGTTTTGTGTTAGCTGGCTTTGTCCTACTACTCCACCACACTTGCACAATCTCATCTTCTTATCCCCATGTCTTCCACAACCCTGCTTTTTGGTGGATGTCTGAGCGAAGCACAGCCTTACCGTGATCAACATCAAGGTTCGCTCTGTGCCCTGCTTTCCGGAGCCATGCCCTCGCATACGCACTACCTCAGACTTGTTTCAACCGCCCGGCTCTAAGGATTCGCCCACCGTCCCTGCTCTGGCTTGCTCGTGTAACAGGGTTGTTTAACAGACTACCACCGACGTGCCGCATAGTCTGCGAGTCGTGTAGACAACAAAAAAGCCGCTTAAGTTCTATCCCCGGTAGCGGAACCCCGGGAGGATCCGGGGCCAGGGATAGACTTAAACGGCCTTACTTGCTGTCCGCTACGACAACAATTGCAGTGTCTAGGATTTCTGTGGACTTGTCAAGCCCCTACAAACCACTCGGGTTTGATGACCATCAGTTGATAGACGCGGCCCTGTGGCATCTGCTTCCACTGGTTTACTGCGCCCCTGGACACGCCTAGTATCCGCGCCAGTGCAGCTTGAGAACCCGCCCGTTTGATCGCCTCTTCTTTGGTCATCCGTACAGTGTACTCTACATTCACTGGCCACGGGTTAGGGTAAGTCCCTATGAAAAAGTCTTGTGTGGCGTTAAGTTAACTGTACAATCCACCCCATGCCGCAGCATCCCGCAGCGGTCTTTAAGGAGAGAAGATGAGTATCGAGAATCTGCTCAAGACTAACGTCAACGAGCATACCGAGAAGAAGTCCAACCTGACCTACTTATCGTGGGCTTGGGCCTGGGCTGAAGCACTGAAGGCTGATCCAACCGCCACCTTCAAGGTGGAGACGTTCAAGCGCGACCAGTACACCGAAGAGCCGTTCATGACCCTGCCAGGAGGCACTGCGCTGGTCTGGGTCACTGTGACGATCTTTGGCAAGCCAATGACCTGCCAGCTTCCAGTTATGGATCACCGAAACAAGGCTATCCCTAACCCAGATGCTTTCCAGGTCAACACAGCCATCATGCGCTGCATGACTAAGGCTCTGAGTCTGCATGGCTTGGGCCTGTACATCTATGCCGGGGAAGATCTGCCCGAGGGTGATGCGCCTGACATTACAGATTGGCTTGCAGCCATCGAGGCCACTGTGACCGGGGAAGAGCTTCAGACGGTCTACAAACAGGCCTACGAGGCTTGCCAGGGCCATCAGGACTCCATCAAGAAGGTGATCGAGGCCAAAGCAGCCAGGATTGCTCGTGCCAAGCAGGAGAAAGCAGCATGAAGGACACAAACACAAACGAAACCTATGCCACATGGCAGTCAAAGTACGGTGACTATGCAAACAGCATGACTCTGCGCGACTACTTCGCGGCAAAGGCAATGCAAGGAGTAATAGCTCATCGTGGAGGCCTTTTGCCTGATTGGGCAGAGAACAAAGAGGAAGTGGCTGCTGTGTGCTATAGGTTTGCTGCCGCCATGCTTGAAGCCAGGAATCAATCATGAGCGAACAGCAAACAGAGGAATGGCATCAGCAGCGTTTAGGTAAAGTCACGGCCAGCAATCTGCACAAAGTGCTAGCGAAGACCAAGACCGGCTATGGTGCTGATCGCGGACACTACATGACTCAGCTAGTCCTGGAGCGGATCACCGGCAACCGAGCAGACGGCTATACCAATTCTTCCCTCCAGTGGGGCATCGAGCAAGAGCAGTTCGCCAGGGCTGCATACGAGGCCTATAGGGGCGTTCTGGTGGAAGAGGTGGGGTTTATCCCTCACCCGACCATTGCGATGGCTGGAGCGTCCCCTGATGGGCTTGTAGAGGGTGGCATGGTGGAGATCAAGTGCCCGGAGTCCAAGACTTTTCTGGAAGTGCTACTGTCAAAGAACCCGGTGTCTGCACAGTATTACGCGCAAATGCAATGGCAGATGCGCTGTGCTGACCGGCCTTGGTGTGACTATGTTGTTTTTGACCCACGGTTTCCACCGAAAGCCCAACTTTTTATTGTTAGGGTAAATAGGGATGACAGGTGGATTGAAGAGGCTGAAACTGAGGTCAAGAAGTTCCTGGCTGAAGTGGATGAAAAAGTGCAAGCGTTGAAACAGAAGATTGGAGAGTAAAGATGAGTAAAGTTCTGAAAGAGATTTCCTGCGTTACCGGCGAGTACAAAAACGCACAAGGCGAGGTCAAGAAGCGATACACCCGCATCGGCAGCATCATTGACACCAAGAACGGTGCAATGCTCAAGCTGGACACGATCCCGCTCAAGGAAGGTGGCTGGGATGGCTGGGCCTACCTGAACGATCCGAAGAAGGAAGAGGGTCAGGAGCGCAAGCCAGTGCGGCAAGCCAAGCCCGATTTCGATGAAGATGTGCCATTCTAAACATGAACAGCGCCCGACTCGATAAAAGTGATCGGCTGAACAGGGTGTTGAAGTTGCTGGAAGTTGGCGGTGAATTCAGCACCCTGGACATCATCAGACATGCGAATGTCTGCGCTGTCAACTCAATCATCTCAGAGTTGAGACAAAACGGAATCAACATTGCGTGTCAACGCAAAGGCCCTTACTGGTACTACACACTGGAGAAATCATGAACCATCACACCATGCAAATCAAAGTCAAAAACGGAGAGCAAAACGTCTTCGTGTCCTTGCTGCAAAACAAGATCCTGCTGTCCATCTATGCCCTCAATGGCAGCATGAACATCTCTCTGGATCAAGGACAAGTAGAAGAGTTGATCGAAGCCCTAGAGCAAACCCAAGCCAAAGTGAAAGAGGTGACAGCATGAAGAAGATCTTCGCAGCCATTGCAATCGCCCTGGTGACCACCGGAGCCTGGGCATCTTGCACAACCCACACGATTTGGTCTGGCAATCGTGTAGTGACATGCACCACATGCTGTTACTACGGCGGCAACTGTACAACCAACTGCTTCTGATTAATGGCCGAAAGCGGATGCTGTGCTGTAGCGACGATCCAAGTGCTCGGCTTCCAAGCAAAGCACAGACGCAGCGAGTAGGCCACCTTTTTATGAACCCATTCGACAAAGACTACAAAGCGCAACTGTCGTTCAGAGATCTAGAGACTGATAGGAAACGCTCTTATCAGGCCTCTAGAGTCCTCAACGACAAGCGCAAGACAGGCGTAGAGCCTTATCCCTCACTGGCCTCTAGAGTCGGGGCTTTTGAGGGCATCAATCCTCGCAAGGTAACGGTAGAAATGCCAAAGATGAAGAAGAGTCGCAGATGAGCATCGAAGCAATGAAGCAGGCGCTGGAGGCGCTGGAATATCCTGGCCCATCATGGCCTGAAAGCCGAGAAAGAGCAGCACAAGCCCTCCGCACCGCCATCGAGCAGGCTGAGAAGCAGGAGCCGGTGGCGTGGCTAACAAAAGAACTGATGGCCGACTATCTGGACATGATTGCGGAGGCCATTGCAGACAACAAATCCGAAACGCTGCGGCACAAAGCGTACTGGATGCGTAAGGGGGATGTATGAACATCGAAGCAATGAAGCAGGCACTGGAGGCATTGTGGATGGCAAATACTCGTCAGTGGCCTGAAAACAAAATTGGCGCAGCCATAAACGCGTTGAGCGCCGCCATCGCAGAGGCTGAGAAGCAGGAGCCGGTGGCGTATGTAACAGGAACCTACGCAGGCCGATTCGTAGTCCAGCCGATTAATCCTGCAATGGTGTTGCCAGTAAACATGGCGCTCTACACCACCCCACCCGCAGCACAGCGCCAGTGGGTCGGGCTGACTGACGCTGAGATTGAAGAGTGGGACTATGACGTTCGCGATGTCGTGATGGACATTGAAAAGCTGCTCAGGGACAAGAACACATGATCCACAAAGAAATCGTAGAGCTTTGGCGAAAGCACCAGGAGGTGCATGAATTCGCCCAGGCAGTCGAGGCTATCGTTCGGGCCGATGAGCGAGAGGCAGTGTGCCGCATCGTTACGGGCCTGTGCATCAGCGACAACAATGCCGAGGAAATCAATCGTGCCATCCGAGCAAGGGGGCAAGAATGAGCAAGCTCAAAACCCTGACCATCCCTGACCACCACAAGGTGCAGGCCAAGGTGGTGCTGAACGAGGCAATTGACGAGTTGCCAGACAGCGTGATCGTACTGTGCTTCTGGAAAGACAGGGGCCAGTTCAAGATCAAGACATCGACAGTGCCTGACCGGCTCACCCTGATCGGTGCGCTGGAGGAGGCAAAGAACAAAGTCATAACGGATGGGTATGCATCATGAAACCATTAAGCAAGCTACACGCCGAGGCTGTTGCCAAGGCAAAGACAGACGATGAGAAAGTCAAAGCCGCAGCGGTTGCCATGATTGGAACGCCGATGGAGATGATCCGCGCCATATTGCTCAAGCATGAGCAGGCCGTCATTGAGGTGATGAAAGAATTGTCTGAGGAGCGTGATCGTGCGTTTGACCTGCTGCGCCGAGCAGAGACAGAGATGCGCTACGCCGGGTGGAACAAGTACGAGTCAGACAACAGCGCCCGCAACGGCGTGTACGAGCAGATCGCGGGGTTTTTGAAATGAAAGAAGACATCATCAAGATGGCGCGGGAGTGGCTGCCGAAAGCGTATCGCAATGGCGATGTTGATGACGAACCGAAGTTCACAAAGCACAACATGGAAGTTGCATTTGCCGCTGGAGCAGCAGCCGAGCGCGAGGCGTGTGCGAAGTTGTGTATTGAGCAGTCGGCAAGGTGGCACACCGATCAGCGAGATGTGTATGTGGTCTACGAATGCGCCGCCGCCATCCGAGCAAGGGGGAAAGCATGAGAGAAGACATCATCAAGCTGGCGCGGGAGGCTGGGTTTTATGACGGCGAAATTGGTAGGGCAGAGGATGCGTTTGAACGCTTCGCCGCCATCGTCGCAGACCGCTGCGCTGAGATCGCATACGAAGCCGAGCCGTACCACTCTGCCGACCTCATCAGAAAGGCTTTTGGAGTAGAAAAATGTTAAGCATATTAGACCCGAAATTCAGGTATATTCCTGCCGCTGCAACAGACGTACAGCAAACATGGAGAAAATTCGGATGGAGTCCCCCAAGTGAAATGCCCCGTTTGCGGAACATGGACGACAGTAGAAAGAACGAGCCAGAGAAACGGGTTAATCTACAGACACAGAAAATGCGGCAACGAGCATGATTTCCACACAGAAGAACGCCCAATCCCAAAAGCAAAGCACGGAGGTGCACGATTTCGCAAGCTGGAAGACCGACCAGTTGATCCGGTTCGCTCACGAATCCCTACAGAAGATCAATGACCTGGAAGATCAAGTCTCCCACATGAGGCAAGATCTGCGCTCTGCTCTACAGGCCTATCGCGCCATAGTGCAAGAGCAAGAGTCTCAGAAGGCTCAGAAGGCCTCTACGTCTATCACCTGACCCCTGAACTCGATCTTGTCGTGTGCATAACGATGCACAAGCTCTGGCCACAAAAGCCTACCCTTGTGGATTGTTAACACAGCAAAGCCAGACCTCCAATTCGCTGGATTGTCTTCCATGTAATCAGTGAATTGGGGGCCGTCAATCTCGGCCAGAGTGCCCGTATCCACACCGAACCTCACGCCGTTGTAGTCAGAAAACGGGGTGACCTTGAGGCTATGCAGATGGCCTGTCACAACGCTAATTCCAGCGTTGACAGTGTTGTTGTGGGTGGCATGAACGCCATTCTTGAAGCGGTGCTTCACAACCACATCATCTGTTGGCCAGCACGACCAGCAGGGTATCCAGGCAGGGAAGTGATCTGATAGCTTGAACCCGCCGATGTGCATGAACTCTGGCACTGTGTTGGCCAGCCGGTTCTCAAACCTTGCATCATGGTTGCCAAGTGACCACACCAACTTTGCACCATTGGCGCTTTCCTCAATCTCTTCCAAAGCTGCTTCACAAGCCTTCAGTTCTTGCACTACACTAGGCTTACTGTCCCACCCTATCCTAGGGTGACGGGATATATTTGCCCCGTCAAAAGCGTCACCATTGTTAATGATAGCTTTTGGCTTCAAGTTCTTGATGGCCCATAGCAGACCTTTATAGGCTGTAGACCTAATCCCAGGCCAAAAGTGGGCATCTGAGAAGACAAGCACGATGCCGTTCTCAATGCCAAGGGCATACCTTGCTGACGAGGATTTGGATGGGCTAAGGTGGTCAAACGATCTGGTGTGCCGCCTGTCCAAAGTCTCCAGGAGTTGTCCTGTCCTGGCCTCGATGCGCTTTCTACGGGCCATGACATTGCGTTCAGCAATGCCAAGTACCTTTGCTAGTTGTGATGCCGACTTATATTTATCCCAGAGATCGATGAAATCTCGCTCACTGACTACTGGCTGCGCCATATAAAACCCTCTCAAGCACGTTGATTACTCGATGTTCTGCCGCATCAAGCTGCTCAGGTGTTGCTGCCCTGTCTTGTGCTGTCGAAATCAAGTCGAATAGGAAGACATGTAAACACTCGTGTAGCGCAGTCATCGACAATGACTCGCTGTTGATCTGTGTGGCACCAAAGTCGCCCAACTGGTACGACCCTAGCCTAGCCTGACTGTCGCACTGCACTGCAGCCATTGCGGCCTTCACAGGCTTGCTGCTGCGCTCTAAGCGCCAATCCATTAGATTCAGTGTTTGTTGCCAGTGTTTGACATACTCGTCAAACTGTTGTGCCTGCTCGTCGCTCGGCTTGTTGACCGACTTAGGCATGAACAACTGGGTCAGTGCTGCAAGCCAACAGGGCTGCTATCCGACAGAAATAGCGCTCGCTCGTCCTTGCGACGTTTGACAAGGCCGGGGAGTTCACGCCCACCGCCCTTTGTCCATTGCATGAATGCATCGGCAGCGCCTTCCCAATCGCCCCGGTTGGCCTTCATTCGGATGGTGGAGCGCTGCAGATTACCTAGCCCGAAGTTAAATGAAATGCTGACCAGAGCGTCAAAAGCGCCTTGACGGCCAACAACGCCGGGAACAAGTCGAAGAACACCACGTTCAAAACTTGCGACATCAGCCGCGAAGAGATCATCGGTTTCTTTCTTCGACCAGACACGATTGTCCTCCTGCTTGAGCGGCATCTCTTTGCGGATCATCGGCACGGGCTTGTCTTCAGTGCGTGCCATCGGCAGCCTGATCTGCTCCTGATACAGCACATGGCCGTAGCCAATTGTCCAGATGTGAGCTGGGCACAGGTATGGGCGGTTGCGGTAGCCCTCATACCTGTGCATCAAGTCAGCGCCGACCTTGCTTAGTTTCATGGCTTTGCTTTGCATTTGTCAAAGTGATAGCGTCGCATGTTGCCGCCACCACCCTCAACTGCACAGTGTGGGCATTTAAGAACTTGGCGCTTGCCCTTGCAAGCCTCGCTCAGTTTTGAGCGGTAATTGGGGTCATCGAGCCTCTTTGCGGCTCCTTTTACATAAGCGCTTCTTTCCCTGCGTATACCTGTTGCGCCGTTAGCGTTCGGCGCTTTGTTGTATAGCTCTCCGTTCCACATCTCCAAAAACGCGGTCTCTAGTGTCTTTGCTTCCTCCGCTGTATCGGTGGCCTTAAGTATGCGGAACTCAAATCCACTCAGCCCCAATCGCCGCGCATCTTCAGCATATCCTTGATAGTGCAAAAACAAACCTTTGTTGATGTAGCACTTGTGGTGCCGCATCCTCAGCTCTACATTCTTAGAGCTGCCAATGTACGCCTTGCCGGTATGCTTGTTGACGATAGCGTACAAACCAATAGTCATTTTTTACTCCAAGTCCTTGACCCGAACCAAAATCCTAGTATACCACTCAGCATAGCCATTTCATCCGGGCTGAAGATGATGTCCGAATACTTCAGAACGTCGTCCATGCTCTTGATCATGCCGGGGTTGGAGTACAGGTAGTAGCACAGGAACAGGTTGATCAGCACAAGCTCGATCACAAAGATGTAGGTCACTGTCGGGCGCACAGTGCCGACGTAACTGGCAACCCACTGGCTGGCCCTGTCCAGAATCTTCTCGTCGTGCTTGAGCGCGGCTTCAGTCATCTGCGCCTCGGTCTGCATCATGACCTGTTCGGTGCGAATCTCT